AGAAACTATAGCATTACCAATACCAAGATATTGTGAATCAGTCACACACATGTAATTTAATAAATTATCAGATTCTATTTCTGTACCTAAATTTTCAATGTATTTACCGAATTGATTCAATGGGTTATCATTTAATATAAAAATAATTTTTCCATTGTTTTCTTTAATTGGTGTGTCAACAATGTCTCTATAACTACTTCCATTCTCACCTAATGGGGAACCATTTTCTCTTATTAATGTTTTTAATAGATGGTAAGGTGAGGGCGTAAACTCGGATAATCCTTCAGCATTAAGGTCTGCCCCTAATTTTTTATAAATATTTGGATCATTCGAACCTATTCTTAAATTAACTAATAACGGGTGATTTTGAAAAATTTTATCTGTTCCATCTTGTTTAATAAATTCTTTCAATGTCTTTAATATATCTGAAAATGGTATCTCATTATATGAACCCTTAAAATAATATTTATTTTTTTCAGAGGGTATCCCATTACCAACCACTAATCCATCTCCCTTTTTTTTTAAAAATAATTCAAAATCTACTACACGTACTCCCGAGTTTAATACTGTTTCTAATACTGTACCACCTTTTACCTTTTTTCTATTATCAACATAACTTTGCCATTCATCACCACAACCGGCCGCATTATAACAACCCATGAAAAAATGGTCTTTTAATTTAATATTTTCACATACATAATCATTACCTTCCTTCCCTTCTTCGTCTTTATTTTTAGTTTCTAATCCTGCACCCGCTTCACTACATTTTTTCCAAGCATCATAATTTCCATAATTCATTGTTAGTCTTGGTTCAGAAACATAATAATCCGGAGGACCTTTTTTTTCAGAAAATTTTTTTATATTATTTATAACATTATTACATGTTGTAATTCTTTTTTTACCTATATCCCAACTTATATAATAAAAAAAATAAAAAGATACTAAAAAAATCATTATACCCAAATAAATATTTATTGCAAACATACTCGTGGGGTTATCTTTTAAATTTCCTACCACATTCATTATATTTTTTTTAATATTACCTTGCAATATTATATTATTCATTGTATAATTTATATTAATATTATTAATTTACTAAAAAATATAGTATTTAAAATAATTTTATTATTATATTTTAAATAGAATGACCGGAGGTCTAATGAATCTAATATCATACGGTACAGAAAATGTAATATTGCAAGGTAATCCTAAAAAAACATTTTTTAAGGCAACATATGCAAAACATACTAACTTTGGTATGCAAAAAATAAGATTAGAACAAAAAAAACAACAAACGTTAAAATTTAATACCGAACAAACTTTTGAATTTAAACTAGATAGAACTGGTGACTTAATTTCTGATACTTATATTGGTATAAAATTACCAACAATATATAGTGGATTTTATATAAAGAATCAAGATAATAATGGGTCCGAAGAATATTATCCGTATGAATTTAAATGGATAAAGAATTTGGGAACACATATGATAAAAGAGATAAAAATATGGGCGGGTGGAACAACTTTAGCTAAATATTCTGGTGAATATATTCAATGTGTTAATCATAGAGATAGAGACCTCACCAAACAATCCGTTTTTAACCAAATGACAGGACATGTTAAAGAACTTTATGACCCAGCCAAGGCTATTGGTAATGATAATAAATATCCAACATCCGCAAGTTTTTTGCATCATAATAATAATCCTGCTCCTTCCATAAATGGAAGATTATTATACATTCCGTTAGAATCGTGGTTTACACAAAGTACTAAAACTGCATTACCCATTGTCGGAATACAATATCAAGAAACTTATGTATCTATTACCTTTAGATCAATAAAAGAATTATATACATTAAATAATATTAGACCAAGTTTGAGTGGTGATTCTGTTTTAAGTTTGAAAAAAAATAGGGTAGCACCATTAACCTCGCAAGACAAACATCATTTTAAATGGTTTTTAAGAAGACCTGAAAAATTAGATTTATCCGAGAATCCTCTATCAGATCCAACATTAAACAATGAATCTCATAACTGGGATGTACATCTGATGGTAAATTATATATTTTTACAAGAAAATGAGAGACAACAAATCGCCAAAAAAAATCAATCTTATTTAATTAAAAAGGTGGAAGAACATGATTTTTTTAGTGTTACAGGAAGTAGAAATTTAAATATAAACTCACGAAGTTGTGTATCCAACTATATGTTTAGATTTAGAAGATCTGATATAAAAGATAGAAATGAATGGTCAAATTATACAAATTGGGATTTTGAAGATATTAAACCGTTACCTATTACTGATTTTAGCAATAATGGTCAAGTTTGGTTTTACCAAACACGTGATTTAAGCAATAATCAAGTTATTAATAATAAAGTTATATTAAGTGACCTCGCTTTGAAAATTGATGGAGAATATAGAGAAAATACATTAGATTCTGATGCCTTTTCATTAATTGAAAAATATGCAAGAACTTCTGGACCAATGAAAGAAGGGTTGTATCATTATAATTTCTGTATTAATTCAAAATTAAGCGATTATCAACCAAGTGGTTCAATGAATATGACAAAATACGGTAGAATTACATTTGAATTTAATACAATCGAACCACCATTTAGTGAAACTGGCGTGAATGTTGAATATTTATGTAACGTAGATGGTGAAGCTTATGGTATTAGACAGAATATGGAGGATATCAATAAGTATAATTTTGATTTGAAAGTATTTGAAGAAAGATATAATGTAGTTAATATTATTGGTGGTAATATTAATTTAATGTATGCTGATTAAAAAAGATTATATTGAATTTGTTTTATCCTAGCATAACCCTTTGTAAAAATATTTTCACTGTACCACCAATTATTTAAAATTATAGACATTTCTTTTATAAAATAATACAATGAAAAAAGTATTATTAAAATCACTATCAAATAAATAACATTATTTAACATATATAATTATAAAATAATATTATTTTACCAAATGAGTATTTAATTGTTGACCAACTAATAAAAATGTTGTACATTTAGGCATGTTTTTTATACATTTTGAATTTATATAAGTACATGTTGACCTTATACCACCTAAATAATCCAAAACTGTATTAACTAATTGACCTTTGTACTTCACTTTTAAAACTCGTCCTTCACTTGACCTATATTTTTCCATTTTACCATAATGTTTATTTTGAGCATGATCACTGCTCATACCATAAAACATTTTAAAATGTTTTTCGTTTTCCAATATTAACTCTCCCGGATTTTCATCATGTCCCGCAAAAACACTACCACACATTACAAAATCTGCACCCCCTCCAAAAGCCTTTGCCATATCACCAGGACATGTAATACCACCATCTCCTATTATTGAACCATTTAAACCATGAGCAGCATCTGCACAATCAATAATTGCACTTAACTGTGGTACACCCACACCAGTCTTTAATCTTGTTAAACATGCCGCACCAGGTCCTATACCTACTTTCACTACATCAACCTTTCCGTTAATAATTAGTTCTTCTACCATTTCTCGTGTTGCTACATTTCCTGCGACAATAATCATATCCGGAAATAAACTTCTACACTTTGCACAAAAATCTATTAACTTTTTAATATAACCATTTGCTATATCAATACATAACCATTTAGCACTAGTAACATTTACTATTTCTATTAAATTAGGTAAATTTTTTTCATCTATTCCAGTTGATATCATAAAATAATTAGAATCTAACCCATCATCCTCCATTTTTTTTTTATAATCTTGTAAATCATAAAACTTATGAAAACATGTAATAATATTATGATTTGATAATACATTATATACGCCAAATGTCCCTGTTGTATCCATATTAGCAGCTATAATTGGTACACCGTTCCATTTAGTTTTTGTATTAGGAAATTTAAAATCCCTATTTAAATTAACTTCTGACCTTGATGATAAAATCGTTCTTTTAGGACGAATTAAAACGTCTTTAAAATCAAATTGTGGTGTATTATCAATCTTCATATATTTTTTAATAAAGGATTTTTTTTATATCCTTTAAAATAAGAAAAATATATATTATTTTTATATATATATATTAACACATGTCGGTTAAAAATTTAAAGGAGTTTATGGAAGAATATTCAAGAAAAGATTTATTCAATAATACAAGTATTGGATTATTAATTAAATATGATGAAGAAGATGAAGACAGCGAATATATACTTAATCCTAAAAAAAGACCGAATGTTGATTTATTAAAAATGAGCGATAGTGAAAAAAAAGAATTTAATAATAAATTTCCAGGTATTGCTGTAAATCCATTGTACGCAAAACCAATATTTTGGTTTTTGCCTTTTTTTAAAACTGGTATAACTAAAGAAAAAGCCGAAAAGGATAGTTATTATGTTGAAGTCAATGATTTAAGCCATTATACCACATTTTTATTTACTAGAAGTTTGATACTTATGTTAACTTGGTTATTTGGTGTAAATGCTACATTATTGGCTTTAAGAAGTAGAAAAGAAAAATCACGTGAATATGATTTTCCAACAAATAAATATTGTCCACCATATACAATGTTTGATTGTAGTGGAAACAATAAAGAAAAAAACGAGGAAGAAGAAAAAAAAATGGCTCACAGTAGTGGAGAACACTATCATCCGGAAGAAACCGTCATGGGGGGTGGTGGAAAAGATAAACTTGAAAATTTATTTAAGCTTTTAGAAAATAATATTGATAACAAAATACAAAGCGGAGGCAACCTGGGTGAAAAATCTGGTAACACAAAGGACACTCCTTCAACCGATACAGTTGAGGCGGTGGTCAAGGGCCCAAGTGACATTGAAAAAATTATGAGATGGACGTCTGACAAACCTGCCAGCACCGACACCACCCAAAACAAAGGTTTTAGGGTAGGGTTAGAGGAAAAAGATCAGCCGGGGGGTGTAAATCATTTACGTTCGAAGCCAGGTTTTGGCATGACATTGGATTACAGTGGACTTGAAAGATATAGAATAACACAAGTGACAATTAACGAAAAATCCGGTGGATACGGATTTGAAGCAGGACCGTATGCATTCTTTTCAAAAGGTCCAGATACTGATTCTACTTGGATGCACAGTGGAGAAGGTGGTCCAAGATTCCAACAATTTTATTCATATGTTATGCGTAACAGTACAAGGTCTGTTAATATAATTTTTAATACAATTTTTAAAAAAATAGGAGGTTTTATTGGTAATAGCGAAACGAATTATGATGGTGTAGCAACCAAAATGTTTATGGTCATACACGTTTTCTCTATAATATCTTTTTTTATGAATCAAAGTATAATACTATTAGCACCCTTTATAATTGTTTTAGCATGGATTTTAAAATATGCGTTTATGTCAAAATATAGTGGACCCGCCGCTATGACTGTGGTTTTTGATGGTTTTTTCAATTTAGGGTCACTTTTATTAAGAAATTTGCCAATCGGTGGTTGCATCTTTGGTCTACTATTCTTTTTAATTCCAGGAGTACCTTTTTTTGTAGCATTAATTGCTATACCATTAATTATTCTCTTTAAGACATGGTTTCATGTTTTATTTGGATATAGTTTCACAACCAAATATGGTCGGACTTGGATTAAAAAAATGTTTTTTGTAAATAAGTTATATATATTGTTTGAATTATTATTAATAAACGCTATAGCAATTGATAAATATTATCCTTATAACCCAAACAGCCCATTTTTGAATATTTTTATGAGGGATGTATTGGCTAAAACAGCACCATTAGGAGTAATGTTAGGTTTAATTTATCGTGATTTCAAAAATGGAAACGGTTTTTTAACACCAATATTATTTTGTGTTTTTTCTGTTATTTTAACAACACTTATATGTAAAATTGATTAAATAACAATTATTAATTAATTAAAAAATATTATTTAATAAAATACTGTTATTAAATAATATATGGGTAAAAGAAAAAAGAAAAAGACTGTTTCTCCAAATGGAAAACCATTTGTTAGCGTATGTACTCCAACATACAATCGTAGAGAATTTATACCTTATATAATAAAATGTTTTCAATCACAAACATATCCAAAAGAACTAATGGAATGGATTGTAATAGATGATGGTGAGGATTCAGTTGAAGATTTATTCAAAGGTATTGAATGTGTAAAATATTTTAGATACGAAGAAAAAATGAAATTGGGAAGGAAAAGAAATTTGATGCATGAAAAATCAAAGGGGGAAATATTAGTTTATATGGATGATGATGATTATTATCCACCAGATAGGGTTAATCATGCTGTAAATAGATTGAGAAGTAGACCGGATGCATTGGCGGCAGGTAGTAGTGCTGTATATATTTACTTTAAAAATCTGAAAAAAATGTATGAATTCGGTCCTTATGGACCGAGACACGCAACAGCCGGAACATTTGCATTTAAAAGAGAATTATTAAAACAAACAAAGTATGACGATAATGCAGAATTAGCAGAAGAAAAAGCATTTTTGAAAAATTATGAAATACCTCTTGTCCAATTAAATCCAAAAAAGGCGATATTGGTTTTTGCACACGACAAAAATACATTTGATAAAAATAAATTATTGGTTAATCCTAATCCCAAATTTGTAAAACCCTTAAATATGATGCCGTCTTCAATGGTGAAAGATAAAAAACTATTAGAATTTTATATGAATGTATAAATTTTTTTTCTAATATATATATACAATGATGGGTAATTTTAAAAGACTAATAAAAAGAGTTATGAATAAATTTAATAAAATGCATGTTGGTGTCCAAGCTGTCACTTTAATTGTTATTGCTTTAGGAATTTATAATTTAATATCAAGGAAAAATTTCTTATCTGGAAATCTTTTAGATGCGTTAAAAGTTAGAGAAGGTATGGTTGGTAAAGCAACCAATTTAACTTATTATAGTATGGAGGGATGTCCTTACTGTGAAAAATTTAATCCAATTTGGGAAGAAGTCAAGGAAAAAGTTCAAAGTGATACTTGTATTAAAACCTGTAGAAAAATAGATTCTAAGGATTCGGAGACAAGTGAAAATAGTGTAAGTGGTTTTCCAACAATTATGTTATGTGATGAAAATAATAAAAAGGTTGTTGAATATTCTGGTGAAAGAGACGTTGATTCTTTGGTAGCATTCTGTAATGAAAACTGTAATTAGTCATTATATTTAAAATCTATAAATCTATAAATTCTATTAATATCTAATTTATTGATTTCATAATTGTCATTATTAAATAACTCTATTATTTCGTCTACGGAATGTTTTTGTCTTAAATGCGAAAAAAATATCAACATGTCTTTTTTATCCATATTCAATTGCATACAAAGATTTTTAATAAATATCATATTATTATATTCTGTTGAGTATTTTGTTAATACTTTTGTAAAACGCGTTTCATTTTTTATGGGTTTTATTTTTTCATTTTTTTCCTTTTTAAATTTATGAAAAATATTATTATTATAAATGGTTTTTATTAAAGAGCTCATTTCATTGAAAATCCAAATTTGTTTTTGAAAAGTAATTCTATCAATATAATCACAATAACAAATATTATCTAAAACAGTTAGGTAAATATTAATTGCTTCTTGTTTATCAATATCTTTTAAATAATCAACAATATTCTCGTGAAATAACAATCCAATACTTGTTCTATCTGTATCATTTATACTATAAATATGTTCTTTTAGTTTAAATTTTTTTTCTAATAATTTTCGTGTAACAATTTTTGTATCTTCATTATAATTTTTGGTTTCTAACATTGTTTGTATAATCTCTTTTTTCAAAAAATCCTGATGATTTCGATAAATTTTATATGTTGATTCTATTTTTCTTAGGTCACCTTGAACGAAACTCGAAATATTTTCTTTAAATTTAAAATCTATGTTCGGCATTATCAAAGTAAGTATGTTTTCTATTTGATTATTAGTTGGTTTTTTAATCTCGATTGTATTACATACCTTTATCAATTCCTTTATCTTTTTATCCACATGATAATTCCCAATACAAATAATAGGAACCATAGTAAGATCCTCTAATTTTTGTTTTTTGGTTTTTTTAGGCCTTATTAATTTTATCAATGTATTAATACCCCCCTTATCCCCACTATTCATACCATCGATTTCATCCATCAAAATTGCAATTTTTTGTTTTTTTTTATAAAACATAGATAAAATATTGCAATCTGATATTTTGTGTTTAGTTATGTTATCAATAACCGATTTATTTCGGATATCGCCTGCGTCAAAAAAAATAATATCGTAATTTAATGATTTTAATATTTTTTTTACAAAAGACGTTTTGCCGGAACCAGGACTACCATATAAATAAACACCTCTTGAAAAGGATAAATTTGTTTTATTTTTCTCAAAATCTTCCAATATTTTTATTAATTTATTTTGTTCATTTTCTCTATTTAATAAATGAACTAAGTTTAGTTGCTCCATCTATTATGTTTTAACCTTATTTTTTTAACTCTTTTTTTTTCATATCCATATACTTTTAAAATATTATTCAAAACTTTTCTACATCTTTGCTAATTATGTTTTATAAAAAAAAAATTAAAAATTCCAAATATGTTGGAAATATTTGCGTTTTATATACACAACAATGTTTTTCCTTAAAAACAAAGTAATTATCACATTTTATAATATTTTTAAAATACGTTGTATTCCATTTTTTATATATCAATGAATTATTTATTTTTTACAAATATATATATATATTAAAATTTTTTCTATTAGTACATTTTAAGGTATTATGTTGTAAATAATCTTTTATACATATCATTAATCCAATAGTATAATATTTATTCCAAAATCATTTTATGTTTATAAATAATTCATTATTTAATAAAGAATAATTTAGGAATTAATAAGAATAACTCGGTTTTTCACACCACCCTTCCCAGTTAACTTTACATTTTTGCACAAAATCACATTTTTGTTTTGAATTCATTTTAGTACCGGCTTTCGATTGAACATAAAATTTTCCACAATTTCCGCCCGCAACAGCCCCAGATATATCAACAACAGTTGTATGTATATTAAAATTGTTGTCAATACAAAACGTACCAGAGCTATTGTTACTAATATCGTAATACGGAGGACATGTTGATGACTCAGGTGGCCATGTCTTTTCATCATCCTTTCTAGATATAAAAATTGATAAAACAATAATAGAAATTGACAATATTACTAAAGCTATTATTAAAACCGTTTTTTGGAAACCCATATATATATATAAAAATAATAGATAATAATTTATATTATAATTTATATTATAATATATATAATGAATAATACAATAGAAGGCTTTACCGGTTTAAAAAAATACAACAATTTTGATAAAGATAAAAGTGGAAGCCAGTGGAAAATAAATGATTTGTTACAAAATTCTAGTTTATTAAATGAATTTGGTGTAAAAAACGATAAAACATTTAAAAATTTGGAATATGATAGTAAGTATAATGGTCTTATAAATATTATGAATGATGAAATGGATATGGTTAGTCAAAGATTTGCGATGCAAGATAAAATACCAGTAGAAGAATCCTCAGATTTTAGAGAAGCCTTGAATGGTACAATGGAAAATAGTACATTATCAAAAGTTTTTTTTTGTAAAGAAAATATTCAAATTATTCAAAATGGAATAAGAAGTAAAGTATATAATTGTACAAACAAAAAACATATTATTGAAGAACAACCGATAGATATTATAAAAATAATAATGAGAAGTATATTTTTTCAAAATGCTAAACATTTACCAAATAATATAACAAATCAAGTTGGAAATTTAAATAAATTAGTTATCGATGACTGTTCAAAACGTGTTAAAAGTCAATTAGATTCATACTTAAAATATAAAAAAGATATTTCAACTTTAGCTACACCAATTGATAGACCACAATCAACCTATACAAATCAAACTTTAGAATTCAGAGGTCATTTTGAACAACCTTCTAGAAATAATAATGTAGAAGTAAAACCCAGAATATTTAGTGATGTAGAAATAAGAAGAAATATACAAGACCCAATTGAACAGAAATTTAATCTATAAAATTTTATAATATTGTAAAAAAATATTATAAAATATTATTACATTTTTAAATGATTTTAATGGTTTTTTAATGGTTTTTCAATGTGTTATTTTTTATTTTTTTTTTTAATTTTAATTTTCTTCTTCGTTTTCTTACCAAATAATCTATCGCCCCTCTCAATCAAATATTTTTCATATTCCTTTTCAAACATTTTAATATCTCTAAGCCACATTTTCTTTTCGGATGTTTCCCTCAATATTTCCAATTCTTTCATTTTTTCGTCTTTTTCTTTTGTCAGTTTTAACATGTTTTCTTCCTCTACCATTTCCAATCTCATTTGTCTTAAATATTTATATTCATTGTCTCCATCAATTACATCATAGTTTCTACTTTTTAATAATTCAACTACAACATCCCTTTTCTTTTTCCTCAAATCAATAATATCTTGACATTGTTCATCGATAAATCTGGCTTTATTTGACAATAGAGTAACTTGTCTTTGCAATTCAGAAATCATATAAAGTTTCCTCTTTTTATACCCTTCAAATCTTTCAAGAATGTATTCATCTATAATTTCTTTAATAGTATCATACTTTTTTAATCTTTGGTTTTTATCAAACAACCACATATTTGTTTCGGATTTAGTTGTTACCAATTTAAGTTTCTTTTCTAACATATTACAACCATTTTCACATTTTTTTGTGATTAATTTTTGTAACCCACTTCTGTGAAATTTAATTTTAATATCTACCAATGCATCTGTTGATAAGTCAACAATTTCTTTAATTAGTGGTTTTGATTTTTTGTTTTTATCATCCATCAATGTTTCTAAATAATGTTTATAATCAACTGTCCATGTACCAATCGGTAATTCAGTAATTCTAACAGTTTGGAAGTTAATCATTTGATACACACCCTTGATTAGATATTTTTTAGGAGCGATCTTTTTAACAGTTCCATTGAAACCTTCGTAATAAGGTTCAAATGAAATATTTGATGTATTTTTCCCTTTTATTTTACACTTCAGATATTCAACAATTGTTTTAGGATTATAACTCAGACCTTCATAACTAAAGCCAGTTCCAATACCTTTACCACCATTTACAACAATCATAGGGATTGTTGGTAAATAAAATTCTGGTTCAACTCGAGTACCATCGTCATCCATATAATTTAAAATCGCCATATCTTCCTCTTTAAATATTGTTTTCGCCAATTTGTTCAGATTTGTAAAAATATATCTTTCACTAGCTGAGTCTTTACCACCCATTAACCTTGTACCAAATTGTCCCTTTGGAAGTAAATGATTGATATTATTACTACCTACAAATTCTTGCGCCATACCAACAATACCTTTGTTAAGACTCATTTCACCATGGTGATAACAACTGTGTTCCGAAATATAACCAGCAAATTGTGCAACTTTAATTTCATTTACCAAATTTCTTTTAAATGCCGAAAACAAAATCTTTCTTAAACTAGTTTTCAGTCCATCCATCATATTTGGAATAGACCTTTCATTATCATACTTGGAAAAGTGAATCATTTCTTTATCAATGAAATCTTCATATGTAATTTCCTTTTTATTTGTATCTAAAACCAATTTTCTGTCATATTTTACTAACCAATCTTTTCTATCATCTGCACGTTTTTTATTAAACACCATATCAATTTTGTCATCACAATTCTCTTCATACTTAAATGTAATCACCTTCTTTTTTGCAAAATATTCCTTAAATTCCTTTGCGGTACTTGTACCCAATCCTTTATAATATTTGATTTTCCACCCTTTACCATCATTATTTTCCTTTTTCCATAATTCATATTCAGCCTCATTATAAAATTGTTGTTCCTTTGACCCCTTTTTAGCTTTAAGAATTGGCGTATTCATAAATCCCAAAAATGATTTTATTTTAATCAAATCATTCCAATGAGATTGAAATAGATTAATACATAATCCTTTAATATGTGAACCATCCAAATCTTGGTCGGTCATAATCATAATAGATCCGTACCTTAGTTTATTTTTTGTTTCCTCTTCTGTATATTTTTTATTAGATTCTAATCCCATGATTTTTTTAATATTAGCTATTTCGGCATTATCATTGATTTTTTTGATATTGGCATCTTTAGCATTCAATAACTTTCCCTTAAGAGGAAACACCCCATAATTATTTCTGTCTTCTCTACTTAAACCCGATACAATACCTGCTTTGGCTGAATCTCCTTCACATAAAATTAGAATACATTGACTCGATTTTACACCACCTGCCCAATTAGCATCAATTAACTTTGGAATACCTCTAATACTTCTTGTTTTCCTACCATCCGTTTTTTTTGCACCAGATATTTCCTTCAACTGTGTTGAACTAAGCGCTGCATCCATAACACCCATTTTTGCTAATTTATCAATTAAAACATCAGAAACATTACATTTTGAACCAAACTTTGAAATTGGAATATTCATATAATCTTTCGTTTGACTATCAAAAGATGGATTTTCTATAACACAATTTATAAACAACATGAGTTGTTCTTTGATAGAAGCTGAACGAACTTTAATTTTTTTCTTCTTTTCAATATAATCACCCATCTTTCTTAAAATTTGATTTAAAATATAATCTACATGTTTACCTCCCTTTCCTGTACTAATACCATTTACATACGATACTTGTCTAAATTCGTCAAATGGTGATACACAAACCGCATATTCCCATCTTACATTTGGATTTTCATATAATCTTTTTGTTTCACACTTTTTACCAATAAAACTATCTATATAATTTTCAAAACCTTTAATATTTAGATGATGACCATTGAATTTTACTTTTACATCAGTGGTTGTTACCGCTGCTATATCATATGTCCTTTTTCTAAACAAATTATACATGTCATCAGTTAGACCTTTTAAACCGAATCTTTTATAATCAGGTTTAAAACGCACAAGTGTGTAAGGTTTTACACTTGATTTTCTAATCTTTGGTGGTTCGATTGTACCCAGATTATTTAGAAATTTTTGGGTATATATTTTTTTACGAATATGGTCCACTGTTTCAATTTCACCCCATTCCGAATAAATCAAAACCAATTTAAACCCAAAACCATTTTTACCACCTACGATTTTCTTTTCATCTTTTTTATAATTTGTGGATGTCCTCAAATGACCGAAAATCATTTCAGGAATCCAAATATTATTTTCGGGATGCTTTTCAATATCAATACCATTACCGTCATTCATCATTGTAATTACACCGGTCTCTTTATCAACCGTAATTTCAATATTTTTTACAGGTATTATATTTTTCTCCTTTTTCTTTGTAAGTTCACCTAGTCGAATAGCATGGTCGCGACAATTTACAATTCCTTCATCAAAAAGCTTATAAAGACCGGGTACCCAATTAAACTCTTTATTGGAAAGTTCCATCATATTATCTTTGCTTTCTATAGAAGTATAACCACGTGTTTCATCTTCTTCAACTAAACCGATATACGTATCCGGAGCATCTAAAATATGCTCGATATCAGTTTTTTGCTGATATTTTTCGGCGAGATTTTCTTTTTTTGTATCCATATTTTTATTTATTAAAGCCATTTTTTTAAATAGATTTCAAATCAATTTATTAAAAATACAGGGTAGCCCCTTCGTTAATAATAAATAAAGAATTTAATTTAGCAATATTTTTTTTTCGTTTTATTATATATAATGACAGGTAACTGCAAAAGAATGCCAAATGGTTCGTATCGAGGTGATGATGGAAAAACATACGCAATGCTTCTTGGTTCTCCTCGCCAAGTTTGGAATGGAACCGCATACAAAACTGGATATGGAAAAAGATCCATGACTAAAAAGAAATTGATTAAAAAAAAAGATGGGAGAATTGTATCCAAAGCTAGAAGCATGACTGCCAAGAAAAATAAAAACTTGGGTAAATACATTGACATGGCTCGTAAAAATAAGGGGAAAAGAGGATTCAAAGCTATGAGAAAAGGTATGACAAATAAAAGGAATAATGCTAGTGGTGTTAGAAAAACCCGTCGTAAATGTCGCAATACCCGTGGTAAATACAAGAAATGTTAATTTATTATTTTTTACATATAAAAATAATAAGTATTTAAAGATTTTTACTGAAAAATATATAATATGAGTAATAACAATGTTCTAGAAATTAAAACAGTACAAATTGCACCATTTAGAACATTAATGACCGCGTTAAAAGATATACTTTTAGAAACAAATATTACTTTTCAACCAGATGGTATACGAATTATTAATATGGACAAATCTCATACTATTTTAGCACATTTATATTTAGATGCTAGTAAATTTGAATATTTCTTTTGTAAATATCCCAAAATTATTATTGGAGTTAATATGTTTCACTTGTTTAAACTTATTAATTCTATTGATAATGACGACACTTTAACTATATATATTGAAGAATCGCATTATAGTGATGGTGTTGTTGATTATTTAGGATTAAAATTTGAAAATGGGGATATTAAACAATGTAAGAATCAAAAATTAAAACTTATTGAACCCGACGAAGAAGAACTTGTTTTACCAGAAGTTACCTTTTCTTCAATTATTAATTTACCTTCTTCCGATTTTCAAAAAATTATTAGAGATTTATCCAATATTTCTGAAAGACTTGAAATTAAATCTGTTGGTAATGAACTCATTTTTAAATGTCAAGGTCCTTTTGCTATGTGTGAAATAAGAAGATCCGAGTCTGATGGTATTATGGAATTTTTACATAAACAAGACGACAAAGTTATCCAAGGTGAATTTTCCTTGAAAAATTTAGGTTACTTCATTAAATGTACCAATTTGTGTAATTCTATTGAAATGTTTCTCGAAAATGATTTACCTTTAGTCGTTAAATATTCGGTTGCTTCATTAGGCTCTATTAAACTTTGTTTAGCAGCTTTACCATCCAACTAACATGTATAATAATAATATATATTTATTAATAACACACTTGGGTAAATATAATCAAAATTTAATGTAGGTAATACACCATCCAATAACTTATTCCATTTACTTTTTTTATTTTTAGATAAAGTAAATAAACAACCAGAATCCCTCTTTTTATCATAAAAAAATAGTCTTGATAAAATTGTAAATAAACCTATTATTATACTTAACATTATTATATTTTTTTTACACTTGAAAAATATTGTACCTATTAAAAATACAATGAAAAGAAAATGTATTGTTTCTTCCATTGTTATAAGTATTTTGCTTTTATTAAAAATACCAAAAAAACAGATTATTAAGTAAATGATTTGTACAACAACTATTGAGATTAAAAACATTTTTTCCATTTTATCTTTGGTCTTTTTCAACAAGTGTATTTCGTAAAAAATAAAAAATTTAATAAATAGAAAAAGTACTATTTTTTGTATGTTCATATATTTTAAAAATAGATAATAAATTTTTAAAATATTTATTTTAAATGACGTTTAAACAAGCAACCGCGTGGGTTTAAATAATCAGATTCATTTAAATATATTGTTGATTGGAATTTTACACCATCCATCCATAATTTTACTATACAAAATGTTTTCTTGGGTGAAATTGTTACACCCGTTATTGAATTCAAAAAATCATCGTTCTTTGATATGTTATTTGTTACCATTTTTATAAGCAACTTATTCCAACTAGTTATTACATTTTTATTCATTATCTTAAAAGAAAAACAACCTCCTTCTTTATTTTTTGGATCTTCCCATGTTGGGTTTACATCTTTTTTCATCAAAAACAACATACAATTTTTTACCATTTTTTCAGGTATAACCTCTTGAATCATCACCAAATCTTCTAAATTTGTAATAACCATCACCTTAATATAACTCGATAAACTCCAATCCGTATCATGTGGTAAATGAGCCCAAAGAACCCATTTATCAGATAATAATGTTTTTGATTCATTTGAGGATGATTCGACCCTAGAAGACTCCATTATAATATTTTATTATAATTTTTATTTTATATTATTTTTATAATATATTTGTTTTCAATTTAATATAATCATCCTTTCCCAACAGTATTTTTTGATTTTTTTCTAAAGTTAATAGATTTACATTTTTATCAATGATTTTTAACTTGTAATCTTCATCCAATTCTACATCATACCAATGTTTCATAAAATATCTCATAAATATTTCATCCATTATCATATTATTTGTAATATAGTACTTTGATATATGTTCGTGAATATCATATTTTTCTTTACCCATCACACATTCTACTTGTAAAAAATGACGCACGCATGGTACCATTGATTCTTCCGCTTCAATTTCTTCAATGGTATCTTGAATTCTTTCCTCATCACCACTTTCTTTTTCCTCATCACCACTTTCTTTTTCCTCATCACCACTTTCTTTTTCCTCATCGCCGCTTTCTTTTTCTTCATCACCGCTTTCTTTTTCTTCATCACCGCTTTCTTTTTCTTCATCACCGCTTTCTTTTTCTTCATCACCGCTTTCTTTTTCCTCATCACCACTTTCTTTTTCACTTTTCTCATCACCACTTTCTTCTTCACTTTTCTCCTTTTCATCAAAATCATCGTTTACATTTTCAAACCTTTTATAATAAAGTTTATTACCAATTTCTTTGCCTACAAAACATACTTCGTGATTTTCTACTAAATATTTCACTTTTTCTACATTTATATCTCTCACTACTATATTTCCATTACTATATCCATGGAATTTTATCATTTCTATTTCTCTTTTTTTTATTTTTATATTTTCTTCATCATCTTCTTTTCTCACAAAGGTATCTCCATACCACATTGATACTTTATGATATCCTGAAACAACATACCACGAAACATCTGTAGCTAATTTTTTTGCTTTATCTGGATGTTTTGAAAAATAACAATATGTAAAAAAGCCACCTATTAGCAATCCACTTATTAAATTAGACATTTGTTATATAATACTAATATTATTTTAAATAAGTTTTTTATATATTTAATATCCCATACATGTTCTCTATGATAGCTTGTATTTTGGTACACAAGTTTTATCCCATTTACAACAGTCTTTCCACCACGGGAACCTTTTACCATTGGTACAGTAGCTTCGTGATGCCCCACCATTGCTCCACACTGCACCCGGACAACCGCGTGGATGTTTACTACCATTCATTGACATAGGGAGTACACTACATTTTGGTGGTGGGGGGGGTGGCGGTTTATTGTATTCACCTTTTTGCCGAATTGGTGTTGATTGACAATTTCTAATACCTGGTATCTCGGGAAGTTCAAAAAAACATTCATTTTTTTTATTTATTATTTCATCTTTATATTTGTATATATATGTATTTAAATTAGAACCACAAACGTTAAAACTATCGGCTACCCATTTCCCACAACTAGTATCACAATCAAAAATTTTGTAATAATCATCTTCTTCCTTTAAAACACCGTTTTTTGCAGCCGACTCAGTACATGTAGTATCATTTCTACCACCACTTGGTATACCATTACCTTGTTCGTAAATAAATTTAGCTTTAAAGGTTGGTTTTGTTGTTGGTGATAATTTTGTACATTTTTCAACTTGCAACCATTTACCCTTACATTCAGGTAGTGGGTGGTCAGATATTATTCTATCCTTTTTACCATTTACATCTTCATTCTTTTCATCTGTTGAGTGTTGTGTTTTTGCATTACATTTCCCACCATAATAAAACTTTTTATCTGGACATTTACACTTTGTTTCTTCGTAAATTTGTGATGCTGGCCCCCTCCAATTAATTGCTTTTATACTACCAACATTCTTATCAACAACTCCGTTTATCCCAGTACCACTTTTACAAATATAATGTAATATATCTTTTGAACCATCATTTGTATATTCAAAACTATAATTTTTAACATTTTTGTACCAATTTTCATCTATAAAATCACTAACATCTACGCATGAAATATCTCCAATTATTTCTAACTCGCCAATACCCTCATCACCACCACCATATTTACAATATAAATTGCCTTTTAATTTTTTATTAGTAGAACATACGACATCTTTGTTTGAACCCAATAAAGTTGTATTTACATCAAATGAAATATTATTACTATCTTTAATACCTGTATTGCCATAATCATTCAAATTACAACTATCTTTTATTTCACCCAAATTGGGCTTTTTTTCACTTTTTTTAAAATATGTTAAAATATCATTAAACGATAAAGAATCATTAATTTCTGTTTGTAGCTTTGTGCATTTATCTGTATCACCAAATGTATTTATTTGGATTTCTTTGGTTACACTATCTCTTGTTAAATGTTGTTTGTTTTCTATAGTTTTAAAAAATATTGTATTTCCCTCTTTATTACTAAAGTTATTTTTATAAATAAAAATAATAACTAATATGATTAATAAAAAAAACAAAAATAATATCATATATAAATTATATATAAAATTATTCTAATTAGAAGGACAAGAATTGGACCCAGTTCCATGTTTTACTTTGCATTGAAAATCACCAAAAACAGCTTTAAAATTATTATTATCACAAGCTTTGCAACCAGAAAAAGTTATTTTTTTGTTGCTAGAAATGCTTGCAGCTTTAATGTCTCGGTTTACAAGTTCACTACCAATATTACAAGATAAATCTTGAACATCAACAAACTTTCCTGATTTTAAATTTAAGTTTGCAAATGAATAATTACCATTATTTTGAAAAGCCCACCCTTCGTCATAATATCCTTCAAATTCTATTTTTATGTTTGAAATATCAATGTGTGTTATACATTTATCTTTGTCCGAATTACCACAATCATCATTTAATATATCGAAAAAATTTTCATATGAATTTATACCTGCGATGTCATTATTTGAAAAATTTTTATTATTACCGATGAGTGTAAGTTGTACGTTACTGAGGTCACAACCTTTTGTTTTTTCACCAATTCCACCAGTTCCTTTACAAATCGTTTTACCTTCTTCAAAATTAAAACCTGTATATAAGTCACCTTGTTCTTCTACATTTTTTATTTTCCAACCATCTAAATTAGCATAATTTTTTTTTAATAATTTTTTAATGGCTATTTCTCTTTTCACTAACGATTGATCCATATTCTTCGCACCCGACAAAAATGATTGATTGTTTATCCCTCTTGTTTCAACAAAGAAATTTGATAACCTTTCCCACCAACTATTTGAAACTCCTCTTTTTGATATTAGAGACATGTTTGTTTCATTTCCAGAACTTTTTCTTATTTGATTTATTTCCATATCTTTAAAGGCATCTTCATAATATTTCATTAATCCAATTTTTTTTCCATGTCTATCATCTCTCAATTTATCATCGTCAGAACCATTTTTATATAATTTATGATATTCAGCATGATATTTTATTAATTTTTTTAAAATTTCACATTTTGTTAATTCGTTACTGGTGTTGCCAATATCTGTTTCTTCAAGTAAGGATTTAAGATTAGAAATTAATTTATCCACGTTTCGTTTTTCAGTTTCGATAATATTTTTATAATTATCATTCGAATTAATAATAGTTGAAAATAAATTATTACTTCCATTTGTTTTTTCAATATCAATAAAATTTTTATTTAACGTATCATATTTCGATATATGTTTATAAACATCTCGTGTTTTTGAAAGTTTGTCGGTATCAACAAAATCTCCTTTTATTACATCTTCAAACCCATTTTTTAATATTTTATAACCGTCTGCAGTTTTTTGATATCCAATACATCCTTCATCATCTTCACATTTAGTTTCACAATCATTTGTATTGACACACCCACTTCCATGTAAACTTGCGTTTAGTATTTTATAACTATTAGTCAATGAACCGGTTTTTTCAAAAATATATGGTTTGAGAACATCAGCAGAAGCAGAATCTAAATCTAATACTACTTTTTTAAAAGTATTACTTAAATTCGATTCTGGAATACCGTAAAAAGTAATATTTGGTTTGTTGATAAAACTATCATCTTCTTCTTTTTTTTCACCATCTATCGAAAAACCAACGCATTTTACATTTTTATAAGTACCTTGTTCTGGATCTTTAAACCAATTACCAGTTTTTTCAGATGTGTTATTTACTTTACTAAATTCTGCTAAAAGTCCCTTTGAACATATATCTCTAGCTTTTTGTACCATTTCAGCGTTATTATCATATGTTTTAGGATCTAAAACGGCTATTTTTAAAACATCTTTCATTTTGGCTTTTTCATATTCAGTGGCCGTTCCCGAAACTGAACCTTGAGACTGTTTATCTAAATACCATACTTTATCAATAATCATAGGATGAAATGTTGTTGCATTTTGTCCAACAGGTCTCCAAGGGTCAGGAACTTTTTCCATTCCATTAAAAAATGTTTTTCCTTTATGTACGTCATCCATGTAATAAAGACAGTCACCTTTTCCTTCCTTCACACAATTACCTAATAAATAATATGTACCATTTTTTGATAACTTATTTGGTCCACTATAAGCAACTCCAACGCAAGCAGGTTTATATAGGTCTTCACCTCGACCATTAGTTTTTTTTTCTGTACTCTTGGATACCAATACTGCATAATTATCATTTGACCACGTATCATTATCCTGAAAACAAGCCTCAAAGGCTTCTTCTTTACTAATTGTACGATTCATAGCATAAGTCCCAACATTTTTTAATTTATCTAGTGCTTTAGTTGCATCTTTAAAAGATTTGGAAACAATCACAGTATTTTCCTCTTGTATAGAATCTAAATTTTGTGAAAATGATGTTTCCCCTTTATATTCCGCTTGCCCTCCACTAGACCCTAATTCACCAACAATATTTTTAATTTCATGTGTAAATCCTTTATTTGTTTCCCCAATTTGATCACCAGAACCACCTTTTCTAAATTCCATATACATTTTCTGTTGTCCGAAATCGAAAAAACTTCCATCAAAAATACTAAAACCTTCCTTTTTCAGTTTACATATACGAAAAGTATAACATATTATTATACCTAAAAATATTATTAATAAGATTGTTATCATATATAAATATTATATAAAATTATTTATAAATTTTATATAATTGAAACGTTTATTTTGTACTATATGGTACTACTGAAAAGATATATTGACTTCCTTCCGTATATTTAAATCCCGTAAATTTAATATCATTAATATTTAATTTTTTACCAGTTATCGGTGTTATTTTCATTATTCTACCAACTTTACCAATTGTTTGTAAATTGGTTTGACCAATGTCTTTGTCAGTAATTGTTCCTGTGTGTTTTTCTTGCATATTACTATCAAAATAAAGTGTAATTGTCCCTATATTTGTTGATTGAGCATCTTTCTCTACATAACATACACAAGAACCATTTGGATTAGCGCTACCCGCACCACCATATCCAACTATACTTTGTGTACCCAATCCTATAATTTTTGTTTTATCTATATTATCTTGATATTCCGGATGTTGACAACTTATTGTGCATAATTCATCAGGACTTTTTCCATCGTGCAAAAGCTTACCACTTGAAGTAATTGTATTACCTGAATTATCTAAGAAATTAGTTTGCATTGGAACAATATTTACACCATTACCATTTTTAACAGTTGGTTGGTCTAATTCTGATAAATTAGAAGATTTAATATCCATAGTATTAATATATACCAAATCACCAAAATCAATAATTAATGGTTGAGAAAGTGATAGTGGAACATCTGTTGGATAAGGCAATATTAAATAAGTATCTTTTTTCATGGGGTTTGCGTTAAAAAAATCGACACTTCCATTTGATATCCATTTATTTTTTATATCATAGTCTTCATATGCATTTTCAAAATTTATACCTCCTGATGCTGATGGATTCCCTTTATAAAATGTACCATCATCTTTAAAGTTAATCAAAGTTGATATCAACTCTTTTCCATTCATTTGGTCAAATTTTCGTTTTATTAAGGTTTTATCGGATGTAGAGATTAATACGGCTTGTTCCACTAAATTCAATACATTAGGGTCTACAGCTCCCACCAAATCTCCTTTACTTTTATTATTTTTAATAATATTGTATAAATGAGAAGTATTACTGTAATTATCAAGACTATCACCATTTGAACCGGAATATTCACCAGATGGTAATCTACCTAAATAAACTTTTTTAATTATATCATTTTCAAATACTGGGACTTCTCCTTTAATAAATTGTAAAGCTCCTGACACAGTATCTTGTGTTGCAGTTAATTTACCTGTATCAATATTTTTACCTACATATTTACCATTTGCACCTTTTAAATAAAATCTACCATTAATAGTGGAAACACCTGTTGCAAATATAACTTTAAATAATCGTTTTCCATTTTTTGATAAATAATAAGAAGAATTGGCTTCTCTTGCTCCTGCTTCTTTATCAAAACTAAAAGTTGTCGCTTCTTTTAATTGTGCTTCTTCTAATTTATTAGCATCAAATTCTTCTTTTGATGCACCTGCTGCTCTTTTTGAAGTATAATCTTGAAGTTCTGCTCTTAAAATGACACCTTGTCTAGGTTGACCAGTTGAAATTGGTTCGCTGAAATATTGTATTGCAGATGTTGATACAGGCCAAGATAATTGTAACCAAATAGGTTTACTTTTTGTATAAACACTACCATCTTGTTGTACTGTATAAATATAAACACTTTCGATTGCACCGTCTTTGTCACCATCACAAGATTTAATACCTTCTACATCCTGAGAGTCTAATTCGTCGCATCTAGACGATGATACTTGAATATAAGTTCCTGATTGTTTTTCAAAACAAACGGGTTCAGGTCTGCGACTTCCGATTTTATCAGGAGGGGGATTATCAGGGTCTTTTGCACCAAAAGAAGAAGTTCGATAATAATCCATATGGGTTTTACCGAATAAATAAGTCCACCAATCTTTTCTATTTACTGGATTTGTTAAATCCCAGCTACTTGGGATATATACAGCAGATTTTCCACTAGCACCAATAACTGATGAAATATCTGTCCATTCTCCCTTTATTGTACCATCGCCTGTATCACTATCTGGAGCACATAAGTGACAAGCAGAACATTTTAAAAAGTTATCATCCGCAAAACTTGTTTGGCTATTATCACATTTCACAGGACATAAAACTTCTAATTTAGTACCGTTCATTTTTGTTTCTTTTTCAGAACATGGTCTACATCTTCCACCTATTTCTGTCTTGCATAATTTTTTCATTTCGTCCGTACATGAAGTTGGTAAACCTTGAGTGGCTTCTCTAGATCCATATCTCATAGCATCTTCATCAAAAGATACAAAATCATCAAAACTAAACTCAGAATATGATAAACCTCTTTCAGATGCTAACGTGTCTAATTGTGAGTTAATTTTCTCACAACGACTTTTATATTTACCTGTATCTAATTCTTCTTTAACTCGGGTATTATAACTTTCAATTAATGTATTTATCCAATCTGAACTTAAAACTGTTAATTGATTTCTATATTCTTGATAAATTTGAAGTTCGGCATTTTGTATTTGGTTATAAGTACCGTCATATCTTCTTAAAGAACCCCACTCTTTCATACTTTCAAATGCTTGACGTATTAATCTGGGTTGTTCATCATCAGCTTCGTTAAATACTCCCAATCTGTTTAAGTTATAGTAAATATCTTGTGTATAAGTGTCTATTGGTACGTTACAAAAATTTAAAAACTGATCTTTCATTGTTCCATTTGTAAAAGCCAAATCTTTTAAAGAACCACTATTGATTGTATTTGTATTAACAGATGGTCTAATAATGTAATATAATTCTTCTGCTAATATTCTAGACTGTAATTTATTCATTGTAGTACCGCTTCTATATTTTTCTGATTCAGTTGCTGCTTTTGTTTCGTCATATTCTGGGTTCCATTGTTTGCTCATTTCAACAATTTCAACATTATTATATCCCATTTGTTGTAACATTTTCATATAATCATCCTTGCTTCTTACCATACCATAATCAAGTATAGCTTTTTCTCTTGCATCTAATTCTTTTTGTTTTTTTTCCCTATCTAATTTTAGTTTACCGGTTTGTGGGTCTAAGCCAAACATTGTTAATAAAATTGCAGTAATCAAAGACATTAACATGAAGGGGATAAATACAATAATCCATGAAATTATTCCTAAACCCCGTTGACATAAATGATTTAATAAAATAGTAAACAAAATAGATATAAATAATTTTACCATTGCAACATTGTATAAGCCTTTTAGACTATCCATGGTTATTTGAGTTATTGAAAATACTATATATATTAATGCTGGTGCACATAATTGACCAAAAACCATTTGTATATAATATAAAAATAAATAATTTTTATAATATATTATTTTTTTTCCATTTCTTCAAATTTTAAAACATAATCATCTTTCGAATGTGTCATCTGATAATCTAAAATTGCCTTTTCTCTAGCATCCAATTCTTTTTTTTTGGCTTCGTTTTCCTTCAATTTACCCTGAGCTGGGTCTAAACCTAACATAACTAACAAAATAGCGGCCAATAAAGTCATTAGCATGAAAGGGATAAACACAATAATCCATGATATAATTCCTAAACCCCTTTGACATAAATGATTTAATAAAATTGTAAATAATAATGATATAAATAATTTTACCATTGCAATGTTGTAGTTTCCTTTTAAACTATCCATTGTTATTTGTGATATTGAAAATACTATATATATTAAGGCAGGAGCACACAATCTGTTAAATACCATATATATAGTATAAATATTTAATTACATTTTTTGTTGGATTGTTTTTTGAACAGGTTGAACGGTTGGTTTTCTATTGTCCAACATATCAAAATTTAGTTGTTTATCTGGTTTAAAATTTGGTTGATTTGGTTTTTTAGGAACTGGTTTTTCTACACTAGAATTGTCAACTAAAGATGATTCGACAATTCCCTTATCGGCATTTGCAGGTCTAATTGTATCGTTATTATTTTGTACTTTTCCTCTTTGGAATAATCCAGGTGTAAATACACTGGATAAATGCGGCAAAGCTGCATTATAAGCTTGTTCTAAATGTGGTGATGCGGCATTAAAAGAATCCTTAATATAAGGTGATAGTTTTCTTGTCATTTTTCCAAAGTCTCTACTTGTATTTTTTAAATTTTTCTGATATGTTTCATCAAATTGTAAAATACTATCTTGAGTTTCTTTAATATCATTTTTATCCAATTTTATCTGTTCTAATTTATTTGGTGATGTAATATCTTCATCTATATTTTCTTGATTATTTTTTTGTTTTCCAATGTCTTTTTCCAAATCAGTCAGATTTTTTATTTTTATTTTTTCATTGTTTTTTTCTTTTTCTAAATTTTGTAGTTCTTTAT